CAACAGCCTGGTCAACCTCTGCAAGCTCTCTGACACTTTGGCATAACTCTCCATTCTTTCGGACTTGTTCAATCTTTCGTTCATCACCTGTCACCTTATCTCTGAGAAACTTATATGTTCGTGGCTTCCACCCTAGTGAATATAGCCAGTCTTTTACTTGGTCATTACTGTTGGGGTTACCACGCTCTTCGCCTGTCTTAACGACAAACTGCATGGTTGTCTCGGGTTGCTTGTACTCCTTACATAAGTCTACCCACTTCTCACCATGAGAAGATAGGCTACCGTCTTTTTTGTGCATAACCTTTGGTCGTGATGCTACACGAGTGAGGGTACGCTTAGGCATAGCATCAGCCAGTTGCTCAACCTTCTCTACCTTTAGTGACATGATCTCATCGTAGGCTGCTTGAGCTTTGTCTACGTCTAATTTCCACCGCAGGGTCTCTTGCTCTTTAGCGCAGTCTAGCTTGAATGTAAGGTAGTCGATCAGACGATCCTTATCTGCCTCTGCATCTTTGTACAGTTTGTCCAGCTTCATACTTAAGTCACGCCACAGACGATTGTTGATCTTAACGTCCTCGTCACACCTGTGAGCGTACTCTTGTGGTGTCAGGGTGTTCCAGTCCTTGATAACTGGTTTGGGTACTCCATAGTCCTCTCCGTAGCCCTCAAGCCCATGCTTCATACGATCATGGTGTAGATACCAAGATAACGCTAGAGTGTCGATCAAACGAGCCTTTACCTCAATGCCTAGAACCTTTTCTATCGCTGGGATGTCAAAGCGTATGATGTTGTGGCCTACCAGAGTTTCACTGTTGAGTAATACATAGCGCATCTCATCATAGTCATGGGTATGCTTAACTTCACCCATGTCATTAGACCAAGACATGACATGAATCTTGGTCAACTCATCTAATAGACCGTCTGTTTCAATGTCGAATACTGTTGTCATATTTTACATTACCTCTGTAAGTGTGAAGGTGTCAGTGTTAAACCGCATCATCCCTGCGTTACCTTCTTCTGAACAGGGTCGGTTCTTCTCAATAGACAGGTACGTTGTGTTGCGCTCCTGTATATCATCAGCTTCTTTGTCACGCTTGAGATCAATGATAACTGATGCACGTTGTCCGATCATACGACAGTATTTCATCTGACCATCATCGTTAGTGTGGGCGATAGTAACGATACCCACGTTCAACTCAGCCGATAGCTTCGACAGTCGCACCGATAGATCAGCCAGCATTTGCTCTTTGCTCTCGTCAGATGAACCCACAAGCACATCTTGGATAGGCTCAAAGAAAACAAACTTAACACCACAAGCTACAGCGAAGTAACGTATCTGGTCGATCAGATCGTCAGCACCTTGACCATCACTAAGGTAAAACTGATAGAAGTTCTCGTCCTTCGTCAGCTTACCGATAGCATCAATCACCTGATCCTCTGCGCCCTTCTCGTCAATCAAATCCCTGCGTGTAAGATTGTCATTACATTCGTATGACACGAGACCTAACAGTGATCGTAGCTTTGTTTCCTCCAAGTGCCATGCAGCAATAGGAACCTCACGTTGTAACATATTGTACTCAAGGAACCGCATGATCTCCGTCTTGCCGATACCCGTGGGTGCTTTGATTACCGTGAAGTGACCCTGCATGAGACCCATGATCTTATCGTCTAACGCTTGGATACCTGTTGGTACATACTGGAACTCAGGTGTATCCTTGTACAACGACAAGAAGTCCTGTGTGCTGTTCATCACATTCTCAGGTGTGAACTTACGGGCGTTCCACCATGCACTCTTGAAGTCAGCGGCCTTACCTGCCTGTAGGAACTCATTGGCATCTTTGTATGGTCGATGGTCAACACGGTAGACCTTATTAGGGAACAGTTTTGCTACACGGTCAGCAAGAGCATTACCAGCGTCATCATTGTCAACCGACAGGATGATCTTCTCGAAACTATTAAGCCAATCCGCACAGTTCTCCCAGAGCTTCTTAGAGGGTGTAGCAGAGGGTAACGACACAACTGGGTTGGTGTACCCACTCTTGAGTATTTGTGCCACTGAGAGGGCGTCTAGTTCACCCTCAGTGATAGTTACCATCTTGGAACTACCTGCGGTAAAGAAGTTCATACCGAAGAGTTCATCACCCTTGAAACCTGCTTTAGCGTAGAAGCCCTTCTCGTCTAGCTTACGAACTTTAATTCCCCCGCTGGGGTACACATACTCCTGACGATCTTCGTAGGTTAGGACACCGAAGTCCTCCATCGTCTTGCTGTTGATGCCACGCATGTTAGCGTATTTTCCATCGGACGTATCTTCTGGTGTAAACGACACAACAGCTTTTGGTGTAAACGACAAATTATCCCCTCCTTTTGTTGGGTACTTTTCTTTAGCCCACCCGAATGTTTTTCCACTGGACGGGTAGCCTTGGTTGCAAGCGTGACACTTGCCGAAACCCTCAGTGTTATAACTGAAGGCATCGGAGGAGCCACACGTTTCATATGGACAGGGTTGGTGTGCATGTTCAGCCATGTGGCTCTCTCCTTGGGTTTACGCTGCTTCTCGTAGTTCTTCTGGGGCTTCATCAAAGGATAGGACATCTAAATCTTGAATGTCTCCCTTATAGATAGCTACTACCTTTAGGTCATAGTCGATGGTATAAGTTCCGCCATATATGTCCATCATCTTCATGCAGTATTTCTCTAGGTCTTTTTCCATTGGTTATTCTCCTTTTAATATTACTCTTCGTTTTTCTTTTTGGTAAGAAGCTCTATGATCTTCTCGTTGGCATAGTCTTGCAAGTTATCCATGCGATAAACTTGACCACGACCACGGTTTCGACAACCTGCAATGTGATTCATAAAGTAGCTCGGGTCGTTGACCAACATCCAATCAACCGTTCTCTGACAATCATCTGGGCTGTAGTGATACTCCCATGAACCGAAGGGTTCTTTCTTTTCAGACTTCTCTACCCGTGACCGTGAGTTAATATTGCCATCAATCCTTGTTTCACCCGTGTCTAAAAGCTCTGCGCAAGCCATTACATTTTCTTCACGCAAGAAAGGGGTTGGGTTATCTAGCTTACGCATTGCTGTTTTATTGATGTTTTTGATAGCAGTAACGGCATAGCCAAAGAGGTCGATGTTTGGTTCTTGATTTTGCATAGTGATTTCCTCAGTTCATTTTCGATGTGTCAGGTTTAACTACAAGTAAACTTTTTATCTCAGGTAGATGTTTACCTATAGCATTATACAGTGCGATAAGACCCGCTGCGTTGTAAGACTGAGAGTGTTTACCATCCCCATTCTCAAGTATGTGCATGATAGACCTTGCCATACCATTTTCACCCTCTTGTAGGTGTAAGTCTCTGGCTGTAGAAACCAAAGCCCCTGCCGCAACATTACCATCCCAATTACTACCGCCTATTTTCATAAGTTCGTCTAGGTCAACAGCTTTGGGTTTAGGTGCATTTGTCTTCTCAGGTAATCCCTTACGTTTTCTCCTCTCTTTATCTGCTGCATTTAGTGTCATGTTACCCTTACTAACTTCATCCGCTAGGTCAGGTGCGTCACGTTTGATTGCCTTTGCTGTCTTTACAGTTGAGGGGCTAACATTTAGAGATTTAGCTGCATCCCCGTTAGATTTGTTATCGGACAAATTTGTCCTATTAGATTCCCAATTACGACCAACTGTCATATTAGCCAAAGAAGCCGCAGTCATAGCCCGTTGACCCGTGGTCAGATGCCTACGCATAAGATTAGCTGCAACAACACGATCACGAACGACATTGAACGGCATATCATCTGGTAGATATTCGTAAGTAGGCTTAACGTCAGCTTTCAAACATGCCATGTGTCTATGACGACCATCTACAATCCAGCCTTGCCACATTAGTATTGGCTCAAATAGACCATACTGCTTAATACTTCCAATAAGCCAATCGAACTCTTGAGTATCTTCAAACGACACAAACACTGTTGATAGTTCATGGTACTTAGGTTCTTTAACCTCTGACCTAACCTTTGGTTGATTGCCACTAAAGTCTACGGGCAACCAATCCTCATCCAAAACTTCCATACTTAAGTTCCTCTCTTATGTTATAACTAATAGTAGAAGTAACTAAAGTTATAACTTATGTAAACCCTACACTTACCTATAGGGATACTTTTCTAATTCTTAGACATCACAAATTGTTACAGAACTGACTTTCGTAACTTAGTTAAGGCAGTGTCCTCCCTTCGTGACACCCACTTCTGGTGTTTGTCTAACATATCCGCCACCTCATGTTGTGTCATGTCGCTGTAATAACGTAACTTAAGAACACTCCATTCTTCTGCCGTTAATTCTTCTATCGCCACATTTATGACATATCTTACAAACTCCTTATTCTCATATCTTTCAGTATGATCTTTCTCTGAGCCATTGTGTTCATCACTGTATTGACCAGAGTTAGACGACAAAACAGACTTTAGCCACTTATGACCAACCTCAGACATATTACCCACCTCACTGTCGTCTATGTCGTGTGTGAGCCTTCGGGTGATATTGTGCGCTGGTACTGTAACAGGTAGCACATCAAGGTTAAGGTAATCGTGCATACGCCTCTTAGCCTCCCTGTAGAGGTGCGCTGGATGTACCTTATCATCGTCAGCCAATATCTCGTAACACTTAAGTACACCCTCTTGTACCATGTCATCACGGTGTGAGGGAGAGTTAAACCTGTTGGCTAACTTCTCGCACATACCTACGATCTCAGGCCCAGTTAAGCTCATACTCTACCTCCAAATTCTCTAACTCTCGTTGTCGCTTTCGGATCAGATACACAGCTTCCTCGACTGTGACATCCTCAGACTTATCCAAAGCCCTAATGAGTTTCTTTATCTCCTCTCTAGTCATAGCTTGTCCTTACCCTCCAGTTGATTGATACGCATCTCAGCATAACGAATGACCTTCTCAAGGTCTGTGATCTCGCACTGAGCCTTACTCATACCCTCGTAGGGCTTGTACCCTGCACGACTGGCATACTTGATGATATTCCCACGCCAGAACTCAAAGCCATTCAGCATGATGTATGTGATAGGTTCAATTTTCCATCGGGCGTAGTGCTTTGGTTCATTCACGATGTCTGCTGTATGTTCTGCCATTACGTTCTCCTTAAAGTTCTCTTGTTCTGCTATCAACTTTCGCCACTCACTGTTTATCATTACTCTTCCTCCAAACAGAAGCCACACCATGTGTCCTTGCTTGCATTACCACAGCTTACACACTTGCGCCACTTATTAACCTCGTCACGATCTTGTGATGCCTTACGTTCCTCTGGTGTCATGGGTCTAATCATGGTTCTTTCTACCCTCTGCTATCACCTGTTCATACTTGAAGAACAACTGCTCAAACTTCCACTGGTATAGCTGTTGCATACCCATCAAAGTGTTCATCAGTTCATCTTGTGTAGGCTCACGTTCACCGTCACCTATCTGCCTAAAGACAACCTCAAGGTCATTACATACCTGCCAGCAATCCATTATCATTGGTTCTAAGTCATACAGTTTAGCCATCTTCATCCTCCGTCAGCGCATCCCATGACACAGGGAATAGCTCAATCATCTTATCACTGATCTGGTCAGCTACAATGCGTGTCTCTGCCTGTGTATCAGGCTTACAGCGTAGGTTACACATCTTCGCTATGGCCCCTACCGTTCCGCTCCAGAACCACTCCGTGTACATACTCTGAGGCAGTACCATACGAGCCATCTCTGGGCTTACACCCTCGTCAATTAGCGTCTGATACGTCTGGAACTGTCTGTGCCACTGTACCTCTTGGTCTAACTGAATGTTAACGACACCATCAGACCCTTGCTTCTTGTCCTCAGATTTACCCCGCCACACCTTTGGCTCATAGAACTCAATATTTTCAGTTGTGTAGCGCCTAGATATTTCATTCCAAGGCATATACTCATGTTTCTGGAGTTGCCGTGCTACAAACATAGGCGCACGACATTGGAACGTAACCCATGTGTGGTTAAAGGGGCTGATGTGGTTATGCTTGGCAAGGTATCGGATCAACCTAGCGTCATCTTCTTTGAGCTTAGGTGGCCCCCAAAGATCATCCTCCATCTCACTGCGCTTACCAAATGATACCCTAGCACTGTTTACGACCATAAGATCAGAGCCAGCGTGTTGAACGTAAAATGCGCTAATCATCTACAGTTACTCCTATACATTCGATTGTCTCTTGCTTATCATTGACCATGACCGAAGCATTTCTCAGTGAGGTCTCGCACATGGTTTCATTCTCATACGTCCCCAAGTGATAATACCTTACGCCCACCTCTGGGACAACGACAAACCATATTAGTATAAAGATCGTATTCATCTTATTTTCCCCTCTCTATATCATCAAATATGTCCATAAGAATCCTCGTGCTATTTGGGGGTAGCTGTAAGGAAGTCCCATTGCTATTCCTAAACAGCATACTCTCATCCCCAAAGTAATGGGCAGTCCATCCTTCACCTATGTAGGAACTCTTGATTAGTGTGTGTGCATCAACTGTCATAGCGATTCTCCTTTGTGTTTACGCTTACGTTTTAATATAGGCTTTTTCTTAACAGGTACAACCCTCATTTTGTATTTAGGCTGTCTTAAGTCTTTAGCCATAGGGTTAGGTCTCCTGTGTTTCATCAGAACGGCACTTCATTATTTCCATTGCGGGGGTCATTAAAGTATCCCTTCGCCAGATACTCCAGCCGTGGATCAAGGAGTTCCTCTAGCTCACGGATGATTGACTTGGGACGGATACCCATCTCTTCCAAGTGTTGCTCAAGTGTCATGTTAAACATTCTCATTTCCCTTCGGGTGCTGTGTAAAAAACGTGTGTGCCAATGCGACCATCTCGGTGGTAACTTTTGGCCCAATATGGTGATACTGAGATAGTATGATAGTGGGTAGAAGTCAAGCCAATACGATCACCTTTTAGCACTGACTTAGCTATTGTCTCAGCTATATCAATCGCTTGTCTGTCGAATACATTGCCAGTGTACTTGCGATAGTTATCAGATTTTCCATCGTGGGTGAACGAGAACTGCTTGTGTTGGAAGACAACGGCACAGATTTCGTCGGGCCAACGGGGTGATTCTACCCTAGTCATAACGACCTCAGCAACGGCCCTCTGTCCTTCCAGAGGTTCACTACGGCTCTCAAAGAAGACCGCTGCTGCTAGACACATAAGGGGTGTCATGTTCTTATTCCCCACTTTACCCTAGCTTCAGTTAAGACCTGACGGACTTCCCACTCCTCACAACCAAGGATGTTGCTGATCTCTGTGTAGTAAAAACCAGCCTCCCTCAACTTTATGATTTTAATCTTCTGTCGTATTAGAAGCTCTGGTGTTTGATCGAAACCTCTACCCATTACACCACCTCAATAACAGAGTCTTCATGGAAGCACTTCCAACTGTTCTCAGACACAGAGAAGATCGGGATGTAGCCATTGGCCTTCATAGTCTCACTGATAACACGACCTCTGGCATTACCAATGATGTGAGAGGCTGGACGAAACAGGCCATTGACCTTACGCTCACTACCATCTTTCTTGATAAACGTAACTGTGGCGAACTTAGTGCCACGAGCTTTAATGATTTCGCGTACTGTTGTTTTGTTCATAGTCATGTTGCTCTCCTTAATTTCCACTGTAGGGGTCTCAGTCTTTCCATTTGTCTTCTGTCATAATGATCTTTCTAACCTGATTCTCACTGATGTCAAGCTCCTGTGAGATGGCCTCTGGTGTCATATCACGAGAGTATAACCACATCACGTTATCTTCTAGCGGTATAACGTCAATGATTGTAGTTGCTTTTACTTTTCCCATTAGCGTTCTCCTTATTTCCATTAGTAGGGGTAGTGTTCTTCTCGCACAAAACCCAGTGCATACTCAAGGTCTTTGAGATCGTATCCGTGAGACTGTAGCAGTATCGCAACACTCTTTGGACGCTCTGCAATAAGCTGCTCCATGTCAGGATCGAAGTCTACATCATCGTCATCTACACAGTAGACACTATCGTCTCTGTCAAACATATCCCACTCCGGTGACAGCTTGGTGGGGTCACGGGATATAACTAGCTTGGACCAGTCTGCGTTGATGCAACTGTCAGCTACAATCTCCATGAAGTCTAGGTCTTGGGACTCCTCACGCTGGTGCTGCTTGAAGTAGCCTACAGATATGTTGGTACACTCTGGTATGATACCACGGTACTCGTTGCTGTCTGTGTATGAGCCGTATGGATCGTGCTTGTAGTCGCAGTTGAGTATGTCTGCGAGGCTGTCAACGAATGTGTCTGAGCAGGTACGAACACCTGACTGATGTGTGATGATAGAGTTATAACCATAACGGTCAAAGCTGATAGCTGCGCTGATACCGCGTACAACCTCTGGTGTATGCTGCACGATATAGCTAGAGCCACGGCAACCAACTTCTTCTGCTGTGTGTACAATGTACAAACCCTCGATACCTGCCTCGATCATACGCAGCATGATGTAAACACCTGTAGTACAATCGGCGCCTAAGCAATTCTGTGTGGTGGTTGTAGCAAAGCCACCGGAGTCGATGACAACATTCTGTCTACCGCCATTCTTGTGTACTGTGTCATGGTGAGACATGAAAGCAATGGTAGGATTGCCAATGCGTAGGATGTAGTTGCCACGGTCATCTGGCTCACCAAAGACAGGACGTAGGAAGCGGTTGCAGAATTTGCGCTGGGCCTTGGTTCCCTCTGGGCGCATGTAAGATAGCATGTCGATGTAGTCTTTTGTTGATAGCATATAGTATTCCTTATTGGTTACGTTACTTTAGTAAGTATCAAATTCCCACGGAGGGGTCAAGCCCTAATTCCCCTAGAGGGGCTGGACATATTTCCACTGTGGGGTACGCAATCTCTATTTGCCTGAGTAATGGGTACGCAATTATGAGACGTATGAAATGTCTCCACGATTTCTGTCATTAGTGTATAGCTCAACCACCGATGCTTGCTCAACAGGTTGCTCTGTCTTTTTGTCATAGAAGTTCCCACACTTGTATGGGTTATAAGAAGCACCCCTTACTTCGCTTGTGGGGGTAAGGTGAGCTTTGGCTTCGATATAGCCACGAACAAAAGCGTGAACATTCTTTTGTTGCTCACGCAAGACACGATCACGCCCTGCCTTTCGAACAATGAACTGAGCTTTGACTAGGCGTAACTTGTCAGTATAACCAACCACCTTGCCCGTCTTGCAATCTTTTATGCTGAAGCAGCCCTTGTTTATATTCCAATAGACATCAACTTTTTCCATTAGCGTTCCTCTCTCTTCTTTTACGTTTGTTACAAAATTCCCACGGAGGGGTCAAGGTTTATTTCCACTGGTGGGGTCTTAATTTCCACTGTGG